TTTAGTAAAACTTAACTTCATAGGTATTCAGGTATCCCTATGTATGAATATTCAGATTAATTAATATACATATATATAAATATATAAATATTTGAATATGCATATATATAATTATTAGAATGTATGAATAGATGATTATTTATATATTAATATGTGTTTATATTTGAATATAATTATATATCAAGAAAGGTATTAGGTTAGGTGGAGGCGTTGGCACTAATGAGTAGGTGTGCGGTTGAGTGTTTGGCATGGTTTGTGCTATTATTATTCCTTATTATATATGCGATTTATTATGGTTGGTTGCTTATTGTATACTGATCGTCCAAAAGATGTTCTTATGGGATTTCATAGAGTTTCTATTATTGGAGCAAATGTTTTTTAAATAAATCGATAAAAAAGTTTGACAAAGATAATTATAAAGGTTATAGTTAATTACGATCAAGAACGAAGAACAAAGGGGCTAAACATGAGAAAACAGTTAGAAGATTTTAAAAAAGCATTTGAAGTAAAAAACGATAAATGGTGCTTAACTAATGATAAATATTGTAACATTGTGAAAGCTTGTCATAATAGCGGAAACATACTACCAAACGATTTTTATTATAGCATGATAGTTGACTGTATTAATGCCCTTGTCGAAGCTCGTGCATACGATGTTGATATTAAAGACGATATTCATTGTGTTTTGTCTTTTACAGAACAACACGTTTATAACAGTGAAATAAACGATTTTTTAAAAGATTGCCCAGACGCATTATACCGAATCAACGAAGCTATCTCACAAGGTTCGTCTGATTTATTTGCTTGTTTAGTACATGCTACAAATGAATTAAAAATACATATGATTAATTCTATCGTTGAAGGCTTAGAAGAGTTAGACGAAGACGAAGTTTAAGGGGTGTAAAATGAAAATATCAAAAGAGCTTTATACAAAAATAGAAAACAAAATAAACGAATATGAAAAGGCTTGTTTAATTAGTTTTGAAGAAAATCGTAACAATATTTCTTTTGTTAACTGTCAATATACCAGTTTTATCTGGTTTGTGTTTCATAATAGCATTGATAATGACATCAGAGCAATGATTAAAGATGAAAATTTGCTTGATAGTCATATTGAAACGGCTTTAAAAAAGATATTAAAAAAATATGACACTGGTTTTAACAACGAAGAAATAAAGAAAAAAAGCCAAGAGCAAAGACAAGAGAAACAAGCTAAAAAACAAGCTGAAAAGGAAAAGAGAAACGAAGCGAAAAAAGATAAAATAGCAGAGTTGTGCTATTCATTAAAAGAAGAAAAATATTTAAAAGGTGAACATTTTAAATTACTAGCTGAATTTTTTGATATTAAAATATCTGATAATTTTCTATATTTTTTATCAGAGCAACTAGTATGTTGTGACGGTGTAGAAGTTAAAGCAAATTGCACAAAAATACACAAAAACTATTTAAATAAATTAAATGAAATTATTATAAAAGCGAAAGGGGTATAAAATGAGTATCCAAACTGTAGTTAACTTTGGTGGTTTTTATGAGTCAATACATGAGGAAAAATGCGAAGAGGCGGTTATATCCAGTAATAACTGGGATAATGAGGACACAGGCGAACTCAAAGAGGAACACGCAGACGACTTATACAGTTATAATAAATGGGGTGTTGTGCATGAATTGTATTCCAAGGAATACATAGACAAGCTTAATGACGAGTTAGAAACAGGTATAAAATATAAAGAGCTTATTAGCCCACGTTTTTATAATTTTGGAACAGATGTTATTTTTGTAGAAATAACAAGAAAAGACTGCTTAAAGCTATTTGAGTATATTAGATTTGAGAGTTTAGAAAACAAGGTAAAAGAACATATAAAAGACCGCACAGCCGCCTCTAGTGGTTTTAGACCTTTTTTTAAAGCAAGTGATTTTTACAAGAGAAAGCACAGGGATTTATTAATCGAGACTTTGTTAACAGTTATAATAAACTTTCTTAACGAAGATTATCCTTTTTTTGTAGAAGATAATATATATAGTCCTGAAATGGAGGTGTAGTTATGAATCCGTTAAAACTACTAATTGGTTTGGGTGCTGTCTGTTTTCTTGGTTGGGCGGGTATTATTTTATACGGTTTATATTTTGTAGTTAGTTTTGGAAAAGAGTGACAAAAAAACAAAAAATTAAATAATTAAATAATTAAATAAAAGGTGGATAACATGAAATTTAAAGAAATTGACAGACTAATAAACGATATAGATTCTTTTGTTGAAGATAACCAGGTGATTATTGTTTATAATTCAGAAACAACGGTTGAGGCTTTTTGCGAGTTTTGCAAGAAAAACGGTTTGCCGTTAAGTACTAAGCTTAAAAAAGATGATGAAATGTTTTTTTGCGATTATTGCGGCAATAGTCACAAGCTTAGCGATTGTGATTTTATACATCTTCGCACTAGTGTCAAAAGGTTTAAAATAAGAGAGGTTATATGTAAAGAGTGTAAGGGGAATGGCGAGCATTTAGATTATTAGATTATTATTAGTGTTTTTTTTATGACACATTAGCCGACTTTTAGAAGAGTCGGTTTTTTTTGTTTAAAAATATATTTACATTTGGGTTTACTATGGCATTATTGATAATAGAAGTAATAAAAAGGAGGCTTTGAAATGAGCAATTACAAGATAACATACCACAAGGGAAGTATACAAGTTGATAATAAGCATGGTGGTGCTATGCCATACCTACCAGATGAAAGCAATCCATTATTTAGCTCACAGGCTGGCATTGACGAACTACAAAATATAATAGACGCAGTCGAAAAAGACGCAGAAAGCCGAACAAAAGGAAAAATAGCAAAGAGATTATTTAAATAAGTTGTACCACATAAAATACTATGCACGCAGCCCAGTTTAAACGCTGGTTTTTTTACGCCTGATATTATGCAATCCTTACGCCCTGTAATACACCTCTGAGCTGAACCATAAAAACAAGCCTCCACCTCCGAAAAGAATCGACAAATTTAATATAGTCTATAATGCAATTGGATTGAACAAAAAAAATAAAAATATTACATGTGTTATTATGTATGAATATACGTGTATCTATATACTTTCGCATAGAAAAAAATATAATCGTCTGTTTCTCTGTATATATCTATCTCTCTCGGGAAGCCTAGCCGATAGTCCAGCCGATAGTTCGCCGATACTGTGGCGATGGCTAGCCGATAGTCTGAATGTTTTCAAAGGGGTTTTTCTCTCGGCGGGCAAAGCAAATTGTAGCAGATAATTTTAAGAGAGTAAACAGTTTTTTTGAAACATATCTCTCTCAGCAGGCGATACCTTGAATATAATAAATTTTTTGGTTTTGTCAAGGGTAGGAGTTTTTCATTGGTTTCATAATAAAACGTTGTTCTAGCAAATTTCTTTTTTTCGCAAAAATTATCTTGTAAGTTATTGTGATTAAAGCGTTTTTGAAATGTCGACATTTTTGTGTACATGTAAATGGAAAAAAAACGATTTACATGTACACAAAAAAAAATAATCCGAGATTCCTTTTTATTATTAGCAAGTTATAAGGAAAAAAAAGTGAAAATAACGTTTTTCGTAGAACAGTGTTTTAAAAATAATTTGGTGTTTTTTCAGTTTTTTATTGATTAATATAATATTATATGTTATATTATTAGCAGGGCGTTATTTTGTTTGTCTCTCACCTTGTTTTTTGTCTAAATATTTATTTTATTTTTTTCACTTTTTTTCTATTTTATTTCATTTTTGTTTATTATACGTGCTATCCAGTACGAAACATAGTCCTGCGCCTTTTTCAAACATAGTCCTGCGTGTTATTTAATGGAGTCCTAGGATTATTTTTTCTGGTGTTAGGCGTTGTTTTTTATTGACATTGGTTTGTGGCGTGGTATGATTGGTCAAATGGAAATAAAGGAGGCTATAAGGTGAGCAAGAAAGTGATTAAGGAAAGACCGTTTAAGGTTGGTGATGCAGTCTGGACTATGAAAGAGGGAGATGGAGTTGTTCTTCGTATTTCTTGGGATGATTACTCTGTGATATGTGCTTTTGATGAAGACCCCAAAGCACATTTTACAGCACAAGGGGTTTCTGTATCATGTACCAGACGCTCACTCTTTCACCTAGACGTAGCAAAAAAACAAGGCTGGGTTGACATAGAAGTTGAGGTTGCTGGATGTATAAAACTGAAGGAGGGGTGTGTATACTACAGGGAAGAGTCTGACGAATATCTTGACTATTTAGAATCCCCATCAGAAAATCATCATATGTTTAAAGTTAACGGGTACGATAGTGTTAACTATAAAACACATGAGTTGACCAGTCTTAGACTTGCTAAAGAGCTAGAAGGTATGGAAAAGTGGGATAATGTATACAGTATTGACAGCTTGGGTCTCCCTTTGGAGTTTGCTATTGTAGATGCCACGAAGCCGTATTCGTATATTATAAAACACTATGGTATCATATTTACTGTCAGTAATTCAGGGTGTTTATATTCGATTGGTGGAAGAGAGCAACTGTTTTTTAGGACTGAGTACAGAGCTAAAAGGTTTGGGATGGTGAAGTCATGAGCTTGCTAGACAGAATTATCAGGGGTGCGAAATGAAAAGCAACGGCATTAATGTATTAAGTCTTTTTGATGGCATAAGCTGCGGTCAAGTAGCCTTAGAAAGAGCAGGGATAAAGGTTAACAACTATTATGCGAGTGAGATAGATAAATACGCCATTAAAGTAACCCAGAAAAATTACCCTGATACTATTCAATTAGGGGATATTACAAAGGTAAAAGCAATTGATTTGCCAAAAATAGATTTAGTGATGGGGGGTTCACCATGTCAGGGCTTTAGTTTTGCAGGAAAACAGCTAAATTTTAATGACCCACGCTCTGCTTTATTTTTTGAATTTGCTAGGCTTGTGAAGGAATGTCAACCAAAGTATTTTTTACTTGAAAATGTGAAGATGAAAAAAGAGTATCAGAATGTAATTTCTGAACTTTTAGGCGTGCAACCGATAGAAATAAACTCTGCTCTTGTTTCAGCTCAAAACCGCAAGCGACTATACTGGGCTAATATCCCAAATATTACACAGCCAGAAGACAAGAGGATATATTTAAAAGATATAATAGAAGACAATATATACACTCAGGAATTATTTACTAACAAGCCTCTACGTCTATTGACTTATGGGAAAGGAGGTCAAGGGCAAAGAGTGTATGGGCTGGAAGGCAAATCTGTTTCTTTATCTGCACTTGGTGGGGGTTGGGGAGCTAAAACAGGGTTGTACTTAATAGTGCCTGAAGCTACAAAAAAACAATACTGTGTCATCAAAAATAATAATTGTGTAGATCTTACTTTTATCAATTCCAAGACAAGGCGTGGACGCAGTATGGAATTTAAAGCTAATTGCTTGACAGCCACAAACTTTAAATATGTGCTGTTTAGAGATGGGTTTATAAGAGACCTAAGCGTATCTGAATGTGAGGCACTGCAAACTATACCAAGAGGATACACAAGCTCAATCACTGAAAACCAAGCAAAAAAAGCGCTTGGGAACGGTTGGACGGTTGATGTAATCTGTCATATTTTAAAGGGGGTGCGAAATGAAGAAAAAGAAGACTAAGCACGAAAAAGACTATCATAACTGGTTAGCTGAAAACGGGCGTTGTGCTATCTGCAACGCTGAAAAGGTGGAATTGCATCACATCAGGTCAAACAGGCTAACACCGTACAAGTCGCACAAAAGAATGTTACCGTTATGCCTATCACATCACAGGGGTAATTATTCGGTACATGCAAAACCTGAGAAATTCAACAAAGACCTACCCATGGAACAGCAACTAATGATGGCTGATAACTACTACAGGCGATTCGAAAAGGAGAGTGGACGATGATTGAATTTAAAGGCGTGACGTGGTTTATTTGCGGTCTGATAGGTACAGTGTATCTCGTCAAGGATGCATTGAAGCCTGATGAAGAAGTGCCTCTCTTGGATATTTGTATGTATGTGATATGCGTATCGACAGGATATACTGTTTTATGTGCTAGGCTTATGCATTACTCGGCTAAATGGCTGCACAAAAAAAGTATTACGCTAAAGAGGGGATAAGATGTGTAAAAAATGTGACATAGCTGAAAAGCTACTAGGCTATAGAGATATATGCCCTGACTCTGGTAAACTTGAATTTACCCACGATATGTTAGTTAAACTTGGCTCTAATTGGTGTAAAAGATTCGGTTGCTCTTTTGTCTTGCCCGAGTTGAAAAGCTGTAATTGCACAGGTGAAATTCCTGACATTTTCGCTTTTAAGTCTGGTTATTCTATGATGATCGAATGCAAAACCTCACGTGCTGATTTTTTGGCAGATAAAAAGAAGGCTTTTAGGATTAACCCAGAGCTAGGCATGGGGCAATTTAGGATTCTACTATGTCCAGAGGGCGTTATCAAACCAGAAGACCTTAAAGGTATCTACGAAAATTGGTTTTTGCTAACAGTTGGGCAAAACAAGAAAATAAAGCTTGTAGTTTTTCCCGATAGTAATTATCTAAACAACCCTGTACACGAGTGTAATCTTATGGCAGAACGTGCATTAATGGCTAGTGCTTTAAGGAGGCGATAAGGTGAAAAAAGTTAGATGTTTGCTAGGTTTTCATAAGTGGTATTTATTGGATTCGAAGCATGTGTGCCTAAGCAAAAGGCTAGGGGCTGGTATCACATCGCCACAGATACGTTGTAAATATTGCGACAAGGAAAGGTGAGGGATGATAGAATTTAAAGAATTACCATTGCAAATAGGACAGGTGGAAAGTATTGGAGATATTAAAAACATGGAAGGTTTTTCTTTCTTAAAAGCCTCATCTGACTTTATAGATGCCAGTGACGGTTTAAAGAGAGGTTACCTTTTTGTTGGTATTACTCTCATTAGATTTAAACTAGGTCGTATTACTTATGAAGCAGTGCCAACACTAAACAATTCAGATGAATATTTTATTACGGACGCAGAGGTCTAAAATGGCTATAAAAAGGGTTAGTCTATGTCGAGGCTAACCCTTTTTTTTTACGTCCGCCCCTCCTTCCCACTTGACTTCTCTCCTCAACCCATGCCTATACTAACAAAACTCACACACGAGGCTAACATCAATGCACAATATAGAAAAAACGTTTACCTGTCCAGATTGCGGACATGAAGAAATATTTAATATACCCAAAGACACCAACGGATACTTTATGTGTGACTGTTGGAGCTGTTTTAACATTAATAACGGGGATATAATTAAAATAGATATACTGGAATTTTCCAAAGCAAGTATAATGATAAGTCATTCGGCACTGGATGGCTATTATGATGGAATAATATCAGACCTAGAAAAAATGTTCTTGAGGGTATAACCATGCCTATGAAACCCAGAAAACCCTGTCAATCTCCTCTCTGTGGGGAACTTATCCATTCTAGTGACCGTTTCTGTACCAAACATAAATCCCTTGATCACAGAAGAAGAAACAAGGCTAGAGTTAAAACCACTATAGCTGGCTATGATAAATCATGGCGTAAAATAAGGAACAGTAAATTAAAAATAAACCCTTTATGTGAAAGATGTGAAAAAGAGGGGATTGTCAAAGAAGCTGAATGTGTTCACCACATAATGGAAGTGAAGGATGGTGGCGGTAACGAAATAAGCAATCTGATGAGTCTATGTAATAATTGCCATAACAAAGAGCATAAAAGATTCGGTAATAAGTGATATGTATTATCAATAAACAAAACCTTATATTAATTTCAGGAAAAATACTTTTTATTATTGACAATGGATTTCCCTGTGCTAGAATCGTTATAGATGGAAAACAAAGGGAGGCTTATTATACATGAAAAAGAAAAGGAATATAGATAAGTTAAAGAAACCGAATATCGAAAGAAATCTACTACCGAAAAAACAATTCAAGTGCCAGTGTGGACACATCTTCACTGATAGAAGAAACCACCCGTCCTGTCCTATTTGCTTTAAAGCCTGTTCTGTTGTTCATAAGAAATGTTCAACATGCGGAAAAAAGAAATACATTGGAGTATATGCCCATAGTTGTAAAGAATGTAAGCTAATTAAAAGAGGTATAAAACTAAACGTGTTTTATTGTGAGGAACACGGTAATTTTGAATACAGAGCTAAAACACTAGGGTACTGTCCTGTTTGCAAAAAAAGCACAATGAAGATGAGGAGGTTTTGCGAAGACTGCAAGCAATATTACTATGCTCAAAAAGTTTACAACAGATGTGTTTCGTGTGGGGTAGAAAGAGCTAAAGATACACGCATGGATAAATTAACCCCAAGTGGAAGATTAATGTCGAAGGGTTTTACATATCCTGAATATCCTCAGTGGATACAGTCGAAAGAAGATGAGAAATTATTAAATGTTTTAAGGACGATGTGGCTTGTAGATATTGAATCGGTTGAAGATTTTAGGAATGTGGAGACCTATGAGGAACTTGTAGAGATAAGAAATAAGAAGGATATGGAATTCTGTTTGGAGAATAACTTTGGTGACATGGACAAATATTATTCTTTTGCGGAGATGGTCTTATCGGAAAGGAATTATAAAAAATGGGCAAGGCATTTCAAAAGATAAAAAAAGGAGGATGCTATGGGGCATACTAGAGTGAATGAGAAATTGAAGAATACAGAAAACAAGGTGAAGATGCTGATGAGTGACATATTATCATCTATCGGTAATTTAAAAGCCTACTTTGATGCGACTGGGAACGAGGAAGCCTACAACACTTTTAAATATCTCACTGACTATGTTTGTGAGCGTCCTGCGGTGTTTTTGGAAGCACTGGAAACGAGTAATAGTGAGAGCGATACCAGTTTTAACTTTGGATTTAACGGAACAATAGAGAAGGTGGAACTAAATGGAAACGAAAGAGAAGATGATAAAGATGGAAGGAAAGACTAAAACAGCTTTTTTGCTATTTGCTTCGTGGCGATTGACGCAAATGTATAGTTCTCTGACTAAATCATATTGCTCTATCGAAAAGGCACTGTGCAAGTTACATGTTAATTGGAATACTGAAATATTAACAGATAGTCAGAGAAAAAAAGCTACATTATTGTATGAAAGATACAGAGCGGTTGTAATAACTGATGAGTTCAAGCAAGGAACTAATAAGCACCAACTAATGACTATCGTTTTCAACTGCCTTATTGAAGTTAAGCTGGATTTGATAGACAGCGGGAAAAGGTATGAAAGGCGTGTTGCTGAAATTGATGATGTGATAAATTTCATAGTTAGGTATAATTTTTGTAATATAAGTGAATATGATGCGGAAAAAGGTTTGGATAAATCTTACCTTTTAATAGGGAAAGGAGAAAAGTAATGTTTGTAAAAATATTTGAAACGGAAAAATTTGGACAATTAATGGTGCTTAAGATGGATTCTGAGGATAAGCCAGTGCTTCTTATAGTCCTAGAGCCTCACAAAGAAATATCACAAAGGTTTTCTGTCTCCACAAATATTGATTTTGACGGAGATAGTTACGAAGAACAGAAAATTAAAAGAGATAAATCTTTTGATTCTTTTAATCAGGGAAAGGCAGATGCTTATATGCAAAACATTTTTAATATTTATAACATAGGGGAATAAATAATGGATTACAATAAACTATGGTCGGGATTCCAAGGCTTAGATGGGAAAACGCCCAGAGAAAAACAATTAAAAGCTGTGGATTTGTTTACAAGAAACACGGATAAGAAAAACATAGTCTACCAAATGCCGACAGGATCAGGGAAAAGCGTACTAGGTGTTACATTAGGTCTTTTAACAGGCAAAACCGCATATCTCTGCTCATCTATACAACTCCAAGACCAATTGCACGAGGAGTTTTCAAATGTCGGGAAAATCAAAGGTAGACGAAATTACGTGTGCATGGAACACGGAGGGGATTGTTCGGAGTGTCTGCATACAGCAGATATGCCTTGTTGTAGTAGATATGAGTGCGAATATCAAAAAGCAAAAAGGGTTTTATTTAAAAAAGATATTCAGGTTATGAATTATGATTTCTTTTTAACAATGGGTAACCTGACAGATGAATTTGATAAACAGCTTAAAAACTCAAAAGGCTCTTACGATTTAATAGTTTGTGATGAAGCTGATGTTTTGGAAGAAAAACTCACTGGTTTTGTGACAATAGATATATCCAAGAGCGTGTTAACAGAGTTAGGTTTGACTAAGCCCAGCAGGGTAAGTAACCAAGCGAAGGATATTGAGGGTATATGGAAGAAATGGGCTGAGGAAACATTGGAGAGTGTCGATACGTTTATTGACACTGAAATGAGTATAGTCTTACTAAACAAGGGCTTGGTTGAGGACACTAAAGAATGGATTAGTCATGCCAAGAGATATACAGGGTTGCTATGGAAACTGGATTTTCTAGCGAAGAACGTTAATAAAAGCTGGCTGTTTGAAGATAAACAGGATAGATATGAGTTTAAGCCTCTATGGATGAGTAGAAATCTTTTTCAGCAAATAATGGGTAGGCTCGGGAAGAAATTTGTATTTATGTCGGGCAGCTTACCTAGCAAGGAGGTTTTCTGTGGGCTGATAGGCATTGATAAAGATGATACAGCTTATGCAAAGACGAGTAGTGACGTGCCTGTCGAGAATCGACCGATATACTGCATGTATAAGGGAAGTATGGGCAAGAAGAACCAAGGGGAGAGCTTACCTAAAGTGGTGAGGAGTATAGAGGAAATATTTGATAAACATCCTGATGAAAAAGGCATTGTTCATACTGTTAGTTTTAAATTACAGAGTGATATATATAATTCTCTTGGCAAGGGGTACAGAAAGAGATGTTTTCTGCATGAACAGGGTAGTAATAAAGTGGAGAGGTTGGAGATGTTTAAATCGAGTAACAAGTCACTAGTTTTTTTCTCACCTAGCTCGTCAAGGGGTGTTGATTTACCTGATGATTTGTGCAGATTTATCGTCATACCTAAAGTACCGTATGGGTATCTAGGGGATAAGTTAATTCAAAGCCGTTTTTATTCTGGACAATTCGGAAAACAATGGTATAGTGAATTAGCTGTTCAAGAGATGATTCAGATGATGGGTCGTGGGATTCGTAGTGTGAGAGATTATGCTAGTGTTTACGTGCTAGACACCGATGCACGAAGGATGATGAATAGTAAAAATTTTCCTAAGTGGATGATGGAAGGTAAGGAGGTGGTTAAATGATGGAAAACCGTAAATGGAAAACGGAAGCAGGTTTAGAAGCGGAAGCTATTTTTAGAGAAAGGACAGGTGTTTATTGCGGATATGTTATTATCCCTGAGACACATCCTCTTTACGGTAAAGATGGGTTTCTTGACGATTTTATGGTTCATGGTGGTGTGACATTCACTGGCAGATTTATAGATGAAACAGATTGGAGAATAGGCTTTGATTGTGGACATGCTGGTGATAAAAGTTATTTTTCCAACCCGATAATGGCTGAATTATTTCTGAATGATGGTTCTGAGGTTTTTAGAGATTTGGATTATGTGGTAAAGGAATATGAGAGTCTGGCTAGACAGTTGGTGGAAGGTGACGAAATGAGTAAAGGTGTCAGAATCAGAGTTAAAAGTGTTGAGGAACTAGAAAAAACACTTGGGGTTAAAAAGGGGGAAGATTCACATTCTTCTCCCCTTTTCTTCGAGTCGATGTGGGAACATGCAGGTAGGGAATTTCCAGACATTTTTGATGGTTATAAAGACTACTACAAAACTAGCTCAGATGAATGCTGGGCGTGGCATAGCGATTTTGTAGACGTTATATCCGAGCCAGAAGCCAAAGAAGAAGTTCAACCTAAACCAACGCCAATAACTGATAAAGAACATGAAGATAGCAGTTTGAATAACGGAGGCAAAACCGATTACTACCAGCTTCCAAACAATATCAAAGATGCAGATGATTTTATCGAGCATCGAGGGATGAATTTTAACCAAGGCAATATGGTCAAAGCTATCTGGTGTTTGAATACCAAGAGACATGCAGGGACTACATACGAAAGAGATTTAAATAAGATAATCCACTATGCAAATAGGGAATTAAGAAGGATAAGGAAATGAAATCAATCGTTGTTCTATTAATATCTGTTCTCATGCTCACTGGTTGCTTTAATAAGAAAATAGAACCTATTGATGTGGTCAATAAAGTTTTGGAATATGACCTGTCTAGGATGGTAAGGAAATGATAAAATTTTACAATGTTAATTGGGAATTTCTATACAAGATAACAGGAAAGGATATTAATCAAAACATTCTACCTGCTGCACAAGGCTGTGATCCTTTAATTAAGGATATCACATCCATAGAAGGTGAGAGTATAAAAGGCAACAGGGGTTCTGCTACTTTTATATACAAAGACGGTGGAAAAAAAATGCGATTCTGGGAGATAGTTAAGGATGCTTGAGCCTGAGAAAAAAAAGACAGATAAAAAACATATATCTATATCACAAATAGGTACATACACAAAATGTCCTAAAATGTGGTGGTATAAATACATAGCTGGTTATGAATCAAAAACAGCTTTTACATCACAACCTTTGTTAATGGGTAAATACTGGGGTATGTTTATCGAGTGTTCTTATACGGAATGGAATGAAGGGAATAAGTCAGATAGGTTGGAAATAGAAAAAGAAATGGCTGACACATGGGAAAGTATTAGCGATCAGAATAAATGTAAACTAAACGCCCTTATGGAAGCGTGGGATTTAAAAATAAAGCCCTTAAAAATGGAATGCGAAAAGAAGGTTCTCATCCCTTTGAATGATGAATATGATATACTAGGCTACATGGATAGATATAAGGTTATGAAATCAGGGGAAAAGGTTTTTGTGGAAACAAAGCTGACCTCTGTGCCTGACAAATATCTAGCCTTGGATATTGTCGAGACTCAATTAGGGGTTTACTTCTGTAGCGATGAAGATATCAAGAGATGTAAGCTTGAAATAATACGCACTCCTCAGCAGAGGCTAAAAAAAGATGAGAATTATGAGGACTATACAGCTAGGATACTATCTGAGATATGTCAAGATGTAGGCAAGTTTTTTATAGGTTATAATAAAAAACAAAGAGTATGTGGAAAAGTTGTACACAAATCCGAGATAAATATTGACAGAGTTAAAGAGGATGTGTATGATGTTCTAAATGGCTTGGATAAAAAGATTTTTTTCAGAAACACCGATAATTGTATAAGTAATTTTGGGTTTTGTGACTACTATACAGTTTGTAGACAAGGAGTTAAACTGGAAGAAGACTTAAGCTTAAGGAAAAGAAATAAATAAAGGAGGAATAATGGAAGAGAAGAAGAAGTTAACTCTTAAAATCAAACCTAAGAGTGGTGGAAATTCTGGCTGTATGGCTTTATTTTACGGCTCAGCTGGTGCAGGGAAAACTATTTCCTCATGCATTAACAAGAACAAAACTCTATTTGTCACGTACAAATATGACCCCACGAGACACCTTAAAACGATGGGTTTTGATATTAGTAAGACCGATGTTGTTGATATCCACGGGTCAGGTATCGAGGGTTATGCTGACATGAAGGAATTGTTTTTCAATCCTGATACATATGAGGGTTATGGGACTGTGATTTTTGATGATGTTACTTTATTATTCAAGGAAGTTTTGGATGAAATCAGTGAAGGGACAAAGTTAAAAGACAAGGATGCTTCTATTCTATTGCAAGAAAGTGCTAAGGATATGAGCGATTATCAGGTGGTTTATGACCAGATAGTTAGATTCACTAGGGGTATTGCTGACTTGGCGGTGAGATTACCAATATTTTTCATCTTTAATTGCCACGTTAACCCAGATTATGGTAAGAAAAAAGCAGGGGAAGGAAGGAATACTAAACTAATAGCTGACCCTAATGCTGATTTCGATATAGCCCCTGATTTCGGTAACCAAAAAACAACTAGAATAGTCTCTGGTTTTTTTGATATCGTTGGTTATGTAAAGGCTTCTGATGATGACGACCCAAGACCGAGGGTGTATTTTAAGAAAACTAAGGATTATATGGCAAAATGGAGAGGTAAGTCTGAGTTTACTGAGAAGCCTCACCGATTTGTTTTGGATGAAATCCTTGAGAGGAGTTTTGGTGAAAAAGGAAAACAATAGTAGTATAAACACTGTAATGACTTTAGCTCTTTGGATTATGTTAGCAGGTTCTTTTATATTCTCAGGACTTGTATATAAATCTGTGAGTAGAATGGAAATGAAAGTTCAACAATATGAGAAAATTATTATTGAAAAAATAATATTAAATAAAAAGTAGGAGGATAGATTATATGGCTATTCAGGAAAGAGAAGTAGGATACGAAGCACAGGAATTTGCAAAAGAACCAACAAGTGGCGAGAGATACAGACTTGCGGTTATCAACAAGGAATACAAGGAACTTAAGAAATATGTTAATGATAACACCTCATCAGAAACATACTTTATGCCTGTTCAGATTGTAGGTGGAGAGAGTGACGGTTTTGACCAACTCATGATTATGCTCTATGTCGGGAAAGATGGAGAGTATGGTCAATATTCTGTTAAACCTTTGGAAAAATGGTTCACTGTTCTTCTCGGTTCAACTGGTATGACTGCTAAATTTATCGAACAGTTTGGTGATGAGCCAGATTATTTCTCAGAAGAAGTTGAAGAGTTTATGGTGGATAATTGTGTCGGTGCTAGCTTCGAGGCTATCGTTTCTTTTGAGGTGGAAAATGGGAAAGAGATGACAGATAAAGACACTGGCGATGTTAAAACAGACAAAGACGGAAATATTATGTATTTCAAACAGTACAATGATGTAAAGTTCAAAAAGGTTAAGATTTGCGAGAAGGTTGATTTCGAATCGGATGATACTGGTGCTAGCAATGACAGCTCTTTTGCTGAGGATGAAGAAGATACGTTCTAAATAAATATTACAAAAGGGGTGGGTAACTGCCCCTATTTTTTTTAAGGAGAAAATATGAGTAATTTTGATAAAGATACGATGATAGTTTTAAAAACAGAACCAAAGAGCAGCAAATGGCGTAAGAAGTTTATCAGGAAGATTAGAAACATAGCTATAGAAACAATACAAGAAGTGAATTATGAGAATTTCAAAGATTTCACTTATCTAGTAGCTTGTACCATTGATGGACAATCAGTGTTTATTACCTACCGACCATTTAAAGGGTTGGTTAAGATGACGAGTTCTTTAGAAAAAACACTTATGTCAACAGATGAAGAACTTATGCTAACAGATGAAGAAGGGCGAAAGATTTATCTTGTAAACATGGACGTTTATTACAAGAATAAGAAGCAAGGAAAGGGGCAAAAGGGACAAGAGGAAAAAATTGGTTTTTTTGGCAAAATAAAGAAGAAGCTTGGCTTCCTATGGCGATAGGTAACAGCCGAACTTCTACTAGAAAAAGGACTGTCAGAAGAAAATTGAAGCCTTTTATAATCCCTGACGGTTTTGAAATGATAGTTGATACTAGGGAGCAAAAGCCTTACCCTCTAGTTGATGTTCCTCACATAGTGGACACTGTTCGAAAAGGTGATTACACTATAAAAGGAATGGAAGAAACTTTCTGTATAGAAAGAAAACAAATGAGTGATTTTTATTCATATATCGGAAAAGAAAGAGTCCTTAAAACTGATAGAAAAATGACTGAGTTTCAAGATATAGTCAAAAATGGTGGCTTTGTCGGGCTTGTTATTGATTGTGATGAATCAGAAATATTAAGAGGGTCTAGGTTTTCTAAGGTATCCCCTGAGGTCGCACGTCAATTTATTGTTTCATGGGAACTCAGAGGTTTCCATGTATATATGAACAAGGACAGGTCAGCTTGTGAGAGGTGGGCGGTTGATAGAGCTATCAAGTTTTATAAAAAAAATAAAGGTTAGGCTAAATGGCTATTGGTGGAAAAAACGGTAAGAAAAAAGAAAACATATATGACCAGATTGCCAAACAATACGGACATGATCTCACCATGAAACCGAAAAGTTCTCGTGGTGAAAAGAAAGATTATACTGTTAACTTTAGGACTACTGATGATGTTGGGCGAATGTTTAGAATTTTGAGAGAACAGTACAGTAGTATTTATCCAGAAAAAAGTGACTTGGCTCGTGTTATTTTTAATCACGGAGTAAAGCTTGTTTGGGCTGTCCTTGATTGTGATGAAGGGGGGCTTGATAGGGGTGAGTTTGAGCTAGCTCTTGAAATGGATGAATTGAGGGAAAAAGAGGACTTTCTTGAGGATTTAATTAATATGAAGAAAAGGTATGAAGACGGTATCAACAAAGGTTTGAGCACTAATGAACAAATGGAATTAGGAATCAAGAGAGCTTTGCAGAAAGCACCAGACAAAATGTCTAGGGATGCAGGTTTTAAGAAGGTGGCAACACCTATGATGATGACAGAAGGAGGTAATTAATGCTTGGTTTTGATAAAAATGATATACATACTATGATTGATATAGAAACATTAGATACTACTACTAATGCTATTATAGTTCAGATTGGAATGGTTTTGTTTAATGAAGATGGTCTCATTAAAACAAAAGTGGTGAATTTGGATTGGAAAGAACAAATGACTGTTGATAAGAGAACAATGAGTGCCGATACTCTTGCTTGGTGGATTGAAAGACCTAATATTCAAAATATATTCACTTATAATATCGATAGACATTGTCTGGATTTAGGGCTATCCAAAATTGTGAAGGAATGCTGTACTGCTGATTACTTTTGGAGCAAAGGTTCTTTTGATTACGATATTTTAACTGATGCTTTTATTGGGTGTCACACCTGCTTTGAAAATCCTTATCCTTGGAATTACAGAAACATCAGGGACTATAGAACAGCTAAATCCATAGGGGAAATGATGGGAATAACAGAAAGCAACCACAACTCTCACGATGCTCTCGGGGATGCTGTTAACCAAGCAGAAAACTTGTTAAAAATTCTTAAAAAAGTGAGGGCTATGTGAAAACAGAAGATGACTCTTTGGGCGGTATACATTTTAGTTTCCCTGCTTTCAAGGGCGGTAATAATCAACTCGTACAGTTTAATAAGATATTTGAGGAGTTAGGTGAATTTGAGGCTGAATATAAATATGGTGAAAAGCTTACTCTTGCTTGCGTTATGGAATTATTTGATGGTTTACATAGTATTGAAACTTTCATAAGAAATTTTGTAGATGGAGATTTGGCATTAAGGGCGAAATATGAAGTGTTAAAGAAAAATGTCAATAGAGGGTATTATAGTAAAGATATTGAAGATGCTCTAAGGCTTTTACATCCTAGTATGTTCAAGCAGGAAGACGGGAGTGGAAATGAATAATATAGAAGTGACAGTTACTAAATTAACAGGAAAGAGCCTACTGGATAAATCAGTGGGCTTTACTGTTGGGTCAGAAATAAATTGTAAGAATATTGGTGGTTTTTATCGCTCCGAACACAGCCCATCTAGGACTCAGTTATTTTGGGTTGAAATGAGAAATATCCCTTCATTTGTGGCAATGCATCTGGCTAGGCATAAAATAGGGTTTGAACCTTTTATAAAGTCTCTAAGAGATGATAGGGGAGGCACAGGAAAAGAGGACAGAAATAGCCCTGTTGATATGGCTATACTGCTTAACGCTCAAGCCTTAATACATGTTTGCAGGAAGAGATTATGCAAATTGCATCCTCACGAGGAAACTAGAGCGGTTGTTGAAAGGATCAAGGGTGAGATAAAGGGTATTGATAAAGAATTGTATGATAATCTAGTCCCTGATTGTATTTACAGGGGTGGGTGCAAGGAATTTAAAGCTTGTGGGTATTATAAAAACTATGTAAGACATGAACTTTTAGAAAAATCCGAATGGAATGTTATTGAAGTTGATACGGTTTTGCAACAATTGATTAAGATTGGATTGGTGAGGTGATTTTTTTTGCTTGACTTCGTTTCTAGCTATGTTATAGTTAATCACAGTCAAGAACGGAGGTGTGAAAATGAAAGTAACATATCTAGGTCGAAAGAGAGAAAAGTTTGAGTGGGAAGCTATCAGTGAGCTTAGAAAAGAAGCGAAAAAGTATAATATAAATATCGGTAAGTCTGTAATTATCGGTGATAAAATAACTATCGGTAATTGGACAGATATCTACACCAATGTAACTATTGGTGATCATGCAACTATGGGTAAATTTGCAATTATATGTGATTCTGCAATTATTGGTAATGGTGCAGTTATCGGTGATTCTGTAACTATCGGTAAATTTGTAAATATCGGTGATGAAGTAACTATCGGTAATTGGACAGATATCTACACCAATGCAACTATTGGTGACTTTGCAACTATTGGTGACTTTGTAACTATTGGTAAGAATGTAACTATCGGTGAAGATGTAACTATCGGTGATGGTGTAGTTATCGATGATGGTGTGACTATCAGTGATTCTGTAAATATATATAAGAACGTAACAAAAAAAAAGGTGTGAAAATGAAAACGACATATCTAGGTAGTAAGAAAGAAAAGTTTGAGTGGAATGATATTAACGAGCTTAGGGAAGAAGCGGAAAAGTATGATATAACTATTGGTGACTTTGCAGATATCGGTGACGATATCATTATCGGCGAGCGTGCAACTATTGATGACTTTGCAGATATAGGTGACAATGTAATTATAGGCAATGATGTAACTATAGGTGATTTTGCAATTATTGGTAATTCTGTAATTATAGGTGGTTTTGCAGATATCGGTGATGGTGTAACTATATATAAAAATGTAGCTATCGGTAAATGGGTTGTTATCGACAAGTGTGTAACTATCGGTAAATTTGTAAATATAGGTCAAAATGTAAATATATGCGAGAACATAAATATTGGTGATTCTGCAATTATCGGCGGTGATGCAGATATCGATGATTCTGTAAATATCAGCAATTCTGTAACTATTGGTAAGAATGTAACTATCGGTGATTCTGTAACTATACATCAGAACGTAACTATCGGTGAAGATGTAATTATAGGTGATGATGTAACTATCGGTAATTCTGTAACTATTGGTGATGATGTGAGCATCGGTCATAATGTAACTTTACTCCTTCGTGCGAAGGTTGCCGAAGGTGTAATGATAACAAAAATCGTCCATCTCTTTAACGAATATAAGTATAGTTTATCTGGTTTCGCAGATGACAGAACAGGTATTAAATACGTTCAAATAGGATGTTTCACACGAACAATTGAAGAATGGGATAATGTTTTTTGGAACAAAGATGAAGAGTTTCCAGAGGGTAGTGAACAAGGTAAGTTAAGATTGGAAGCTTACCCGAAGATGAAAGCTATGATGGAGATGAGTTGATGTGTTACGGTAACGGATGCAAGAATGAGAGAAAAGACGGCGAATGCCTCTTTGGTAACGGGCATCGCCACCCCGACGAATGCGTCGTTGTTTATGACGAAATAAAAGACAAGATTCAAGACTCTGTTGACAAACTAGCGGAAGATATTGAATCAAAACACCCTGTCGGTCGGGAATGGGTTATTGACATGATAAAAATAGAGGTTGAATTATGACTGAATATTATACAATAAGAAAAAACGGAAAGTATTACGGCAGGAATTATTGCGGTTATACTCAGAGTGAAACCAGCGCAGGAATCTACCCGAAAGATGAGGCAATTGCCTACTGCAAAAAATTTATTAAAAGCAATGATAAATTTGAGGCAATCCCAGTATCCGAACACAACACCTACTTGAAGGATGCTGTTATTGCTGACTTAAAACAACAAGTTACAGACTTGCAAAAGGCTAATGAGCAACTAGAATCTTCACATGATACAGTATGGCAGGAGTTGGTAGAACTCAAGGACGTTTTGACCTATATGGGTGTAGATTTTCAAGAGAGGATAGTTAAATAATGTCGATTTGTATTGGTTTAATGAAGAAAACAGGGAGCTAGACATGGATATAATAAGAAAGATATGCGAAAATTGTACATGCTTTAAAAAAACTTTAGACGGTGACGGTACTTGCGGAAATGACGGCAAGGCGTGCCATAGTAGCGAAAAATGCAGGATAGATAATTGTACAACACAACACGAAAAGCTGAAACAAATGAAGAACATGGTTCTTAATAAATCACTAGCTGAGATGCTTGGCGTGTCGGAAGAAGAAGCAAAAGAAATTGTAAAAAATAATGATATAAAACTGGGCATGGAGTATTACTCTGAAATGAACTCGTGTGATAATCCAACAATTAAGGCAAGACCGCACAACCCTAATTTTGATGATGAATAAGAGGACTGTTCATGAGTGAGAAAAATATTGAGATTGATAATCTCAAACAGGAAAACGAAAAATTGAAAAAGCAACTCGCTGAATACGACGAATGTTACAATGGTGAATGTTTTGACACTGGCAAGGCTTATCATATAGCTAAAAAACGAGCAGAAGAGTTTTTTAAAGGGGGGCGGGAAGATGATTAAACTAAAATTTAGGGCATGGATAAAAGACATTCAATGCATGGTAAATGTGGTAAGTGTTAATTTTGAAACAGCAACCATCACATGTTACATACCTAATAGCACTGAAACCAGTACCGCTTGTGCGTACAGTTTTAAGGATATCGAACTAATGCCACTATTCGACTCTTTTACCGCTGGCGAAGTTTTCGAAGGAGATATGCTGAAATGCACTAATTCTGAGGGGGAAACGTACATCACAGAATTAGGCAAAGGTGGCGTTATAGAAATTGACAGTTACTCTGACTACGAATCAACTCGTTTAGATTGGGCTATCGATAATGACGATATTTGCGATTTTGAGATTGTAGGCAATATCTACGAGAACCCTAAGATACTGAGAAGTACATAAGCTTGCTGCAAAAAGAGATAAACGAAAAACAGCGAGTAATGGTAGATATATTATCTAAGAATATAACCCACAAGGAGATATAGAAATGAGCAAAATTAAGGATATCCAAGCAGACTTCGAAACAAGCAAAAAAGCCTACGATTTAGGGCTGAAACGTGAAACTACTTTTTACTGGCATACAGAAACTGAAAAACTATGGGTGAGGTTTACGGACAAAGAAAGTGACTTTTTCAGGGAACTAGAAGACGGGAGAGCCGAAGACGGTGAAACAAGGGCTTTTCTCATACCTGCGTACTCAGTAGAAGAAGTGCCGTTGCCCACAGGTGGAATCACTATTGAAGGAAAACGTTCATTCCCTGTTACTGATCTTGGCGACAATGCTATTAAATGGGTATTTTATGACAAGTCTGAGCGTGAATGGCTTGAACAAGATACATACACAATCATAGATGCTACCGAAGCTACAGCACGTCTAAAATCGGCTATCTGGCTAATCGAGAACGAGCCAGAAGCTAAGCAGTGGTATACAGTCAGTGGCTACTTAACAGGAAAAGGTGATGAAAGCTAACGAGGTACTTGTCACAATAAGCAGGGGCATTGACAGCCTATGCGTGAACTACCCTGAGATGTTTAATTTTATACCAAAGAGGTCGAGAAATGAAAGATAAAGAGCTATCAGCAAAAATGGTTTACCAGAAAGGCAACCATAGATATTTTAAACTAAGCGAACTAGTCACTTGTAACTGTGATGGTGAATGGATAAGATTCGACGAACCATGGCGTGAAGAAACAGACTTGGTTTGTATAGTTGATACACCCACGCACAATGAAAGATTGATGTATCCTGCGACTTGTATTGACGAAAAGTACAGCCGTTCGATTCACATAATGGGTGGAGATATTACTCCGCACGATAATAACCAGCCGTTAATAAGTATCAATAACCTCATCAGCATACTCGCAGACCGCAACCATATGAATGCACGCATGGGATATTTCGATTTTTAGCCTACTGGTTGCCTCTGGCTTGGTTTTGTCGGTCGCAATGCTATACATACTGTATCAAGCGTGGTCGCTCACGTTACAGGCGAGATTTAGGCGGTCGAGCATTGACCTAAAAGTGTGCAATAAAAAAGGTGAAGAAGATGAATAGAATGCTTAGTAGGAAGACGCAAGTAGCAAAAAAAACACACCAATGTGAATGGTGTCTAAAACTAATAAGAGACAAAGAAGTATACGAAAGAACCACAGCTATACACGAAGGAGAGTTTCAGTCCTATGCATTACATCTCTTTTGTTCAGCACAGATTGAAGAAGTCTTTTATCACCCCGATTATACAGACAACGGAGAAAACACTTTCGATAGTCTATGGAATTTTTACGACCACATTAAAGGGAAAGGGAAAGATGAGGAGTGAAACAATGATGAAATATACAGTGGAGTTTATCCATACGGTTGGTATAAAATATGAAACAACCATAGAGGCTAAAAGCCTTGATGATGCTAACAAACTGGCGAAGGAGCTTATTGACACATGGGATGTGTTCGACAACTGCGAAGTTTACGAAACAGACCAAACTGGGTTGAGTCTGGAATTAGACCGTGTATACTTTGATTGGTAAGATAAAAAAAGGGGCTTAACCGCCCCCTTCCTTACTTCTTCGTATGGTCTGCGTGACCAAAGTTCGCACCCAGATATTTAACAAGATTGTAAAATCTGAACAAAGCCGTTCCTGACTTCGGCACTGGCACACCTGTCATAATTACAGCTACACCACCGACAACCGTCAATATGTTGTCGATTGTTAGGTATTCTTTCATTAGTTCCATAAATTCCATAATACACTCCTTGCTTAGTACAACCAAGCTACATTATTTTTTTTATCATTATCGATATCTGCATGTATAAAGCTCTCTGAGATTCCTACCCTTGTAAACCCTGCTAAGTATAAACCTTTTAAAATTAAGCCTCGTCTGCGACTATCGTTAGCAGATATATCGACTGCTACGCCTTTTGTATGGGAACTATTAGCAACGCCCCCGATATATTCATTATGCTTTTCGCATCGATAACCAGACGTGATAACAAAAGGTATTCCAGCAATCTCACGAGCCTTGTTTAGCATCTGCCTTAGTTCCACGCTAAGCACATACCCGCCACAGCAGGAACATCTAAACTCGTCATCATTAAAATATTCTTTCATCAAATCCTCTTATTTATAGCGTCATGACTGCCACGCAAGCTTGCAAGGTCGACGGCAACACTATTTACTTTTTCATGTAAAGAACCTATCATCCGCAGATTATCCTTTTGTATCTCTGCAAAAGTTTTACTGTTTTCACTCTGGTTTTCAACCACGACTTGTAACAGCTCTGTTAATTTCTCGTCTGTTTTGTCCTGTCGTGTGTCTATACGGTTGACCTTGTACCATAATGCCCCTGCTAATAAACCAGCGAGTGCCTTAATAACCGTTTCTGACGAAATATAACCCAATACATCGACCATCTAGACAACTTGCAGGTGTATTCTGTCAAAATCTTCTAAACCACCATTCGCATTCGAACATATCAATTGCACAGTCGAAGCAGTAACAGCGAATATGCTAACAACACTATCAGCAAGCCCACCAACTCTAGCACCTGATGCGACTATTGACGAATTTGCATCGACAGGGTTAGTAAAGGTTATGGTATAATTACCAGTTGAGTTTTTAACAATGCTAGATATATTGTAGCCTCTCACTAACGACACACTCACGCCATCAAAAAGACCATAAGCCGTAAATAACCTGTCTTGTATCGACTCTGAAAAACTATTCAAATTGTAACCTGTTGCCATATCTGCCTCCTTTTATTATGCAAAAACACCGAATTTTTCAGGCTTTAATCCTGCCTTGGTTTCGCCTTTTTCGTCCAAATAATAAAACTCTCGCTGATAAACTCTTTCATAAATAGCCAAGTTTTCAGCATTTTCAAAAACTTCCTCATATGTTCCTAAGTCCACAAGATTATCAAAATTACAAGAGTAATTTCGAACTAAAGATAATGATTCGTTCCCTCTTGCGACTGTTTGAGTTTTTATCAAACCGTGAGTATAATTACCATGATTATCTAAAAAACCTTTTACTTGTAATTCACCCTTGAAAGCTATCAAATCAGGGCAATAAATAATTTTATCCGTCATTATGCAATCCTTATCTCTGACGCTGTTAACGCCCTATCATAAATTTTTATATGGCTAATATGTCCGTCAATAAAACCAGCGACCCCATTATTACTACCGATACTTATAGTTGTTGCATTATAAGCTAGCTCCGACCTTACCCCTGTATTCGCAATTAGTCCATTTTCGATTATACCATGCGAATCCCCCATCACAAAGCCAAGCCTACCATTCCCTGAGACATTAGTCGATATAAACGCACCCGCCCAAAAACTATATAAGCTTGCCCCAGATAAATATAAATAGTAGTCACTTACACTACCTGACCCAGTGAGTTGAAATATTGACTGATTTGAACCTGTGCCACCTGTTGTAGCAACATCGCAAATGAAAGTCAGCTCATCTGCTTCCGCTGGGATATTTCCATCTAGCGAAAGTGTTACAATGTCGTTTGCTCTTGTGCTTGGTGTTGTCGTTGTTGATATGTAACTAACACCCTTGCTTGTTTCAGTGAATTGACCACCCCAAACATAAAGCCCGGAACTGCCATCACCTGAACCAGTACCCAGCCCATCAAAATCAAGATAGATTGTAGCACTCGTGTCATTTACTGTTGCTGTTGCGGTTGCGTCAATCCTGATTTTGCCATTTGCTAAAACAGTCAGGCTTGAGCTTTTTAGATTTGTCGGTGCAAGCGTTTTAGTAGCCAAATCCACATGAAGACTGACACTACTACCGAATTGAGTAGCATTAAAGGTAATGTAAAAATCGGCAACCTCGTCTGCCTCAAGAAATATAGTCTGTGTATAGTCATTACCTAGCGTAATAGGCATTGTGTATATTTGGTAGATATAATGCTGTTGTCCTGACACTGCTGTCCTATACAACTTATCAGCGGTCAATTCGCCATCTGGTGCGGTTGTCGCATTAGTGGTTACACCCATATTGTTTTTTATCCACGCTGAATCTGTAAAATCTTCCGAATGCAACGCATAATTAGTATGTGAGCCTTCAATCAAAAGCCCCTCTTTTTCGAACCTAGGCTCATCAACTGCTGAGTATTTAATCACCCCGTATCTATTTAGATAACTACCTGTGCTAGCTCTGGTCAGATTAACTTCCCCTGCCCCCTGTGATATGTTTAAATCGTTTTTAAGAGGGATATGCGATAAAGGGTTACCAACATTACCAACAGATTTATTATCGTAAGATAGGGCATATATATCAATCCAGCCCGTACCCACTGCTACAGGGTCAATAATATTATTATCTAACTGATTGAGGTATATCTTGCCATCAGAACCGCTCACAGTGTCACCTATGTCGTATGGTGACCCAGTAGGATAAACGCCTCGATAATTAGCAGAGCCTTGAGCTGATAATGCCGAATTGCTAGCAGAGATAGTATTTGCATCTACATTTTGCTCACTTGTATTTATTGCACTTGCGGTATCATTTGCTTGGTCAGCCCATGTATTTATGGCTGGAATTATACTCGCTTCTAAATCTTCAAAAGCCGAATCCGCTAATTCGTTAAAATTTTCTGGGTTATCCAGATTTGGGGGGCTTTGGGTAAAATTTGGTACGTTTTGATTTATAGCCATCTTTTCACCTATTGTTTATTTCAAGATTATCATATGTTTATATATAATACTTTAAGTAATACTTTCAAGTTCTAATGAACAAAAAATAGCGCTAGGGTCTGAAACTACTTCTTCAAAAGACCTGTAAAAGCCGTATACAAGGAAAGCTTCTCTTTCCCCACCGCCATCATATATTGCAGGTCTAGCCCTTTCGTTAACCAACTTCCTGAACAAAATAGAAAGTTTGGCAGGGTTTACAAATACGCTATAGTTGTTTCTTTTCTGGTAAACACCTTGTTTTAGGGTAACGTTGCCTGTTTCGGAGTCTATATTTGTTGTGGAAAAGTCATTAATACCAGCGGAAGCCCCATATCTCGTAATACCAGCTTCATAAGATTTTCCAAATGTAAAAACACCCACACCTAAATCCGTACCTGAATCATTGCCGTTTATTGTTATATCAGTGGTTACATTAACCCTCGCAGGGATGGTTATAACTACATCACCCTTGTAAGCCAAGTAAGGGTCTTGCGTCACGTATTCAAGCCAAGAAGAAACAGTGTTCACTTTCAAAGGGATTGTTTTATTACTCAACTCTTCTTCCGTTATCTCACCTTTATCCTTTGTAGACACTACCTGTATAGAGGTAGCATTTGTGAGATTGAAGAAACCCAAAGAATCGTTTAGAGATGTATCAACGGAAAATGTGATATTTGCTGACGAGGTAGTTTGAGTATTTGTTATAGGGTCAAGCATGGCATATTTATTAGTACCTCTTAACTCTTCCCAATCGACAATTGTTGAAACCCAAAAATCAGTACTAGTGTTAGGTAAATTTCCAGTGTTCGAGTCTTGCAGGGATTTGTATAGAACCCCGTCTACTGTTCTTGCTTTTGCATCCTTTGTATATGTTACAGTACTGTCGTAAACATCATAATCAGATATTTTCAAGTAAGCATCGGGTTGTCTCCCAGTGCTATCATCCAGAGCCTTGTAAACCCTATGGGTGGAAGTCAATATATATTCGGAATCTACAGTAGAAACAGCAGAAGAAACCCATAAGGTTTCTCCTATATCTGGCTCTGCTATGTTAATTCCATCTACAGCATAATCTATATTTTGTTCCAATGTTATTATTCTCATATATTAGCTCTCCTGTACAGGCAAACCTAGTACTTGTATTTCATTAAGCTTATTATAAGTTAATTTAGTGTTTTTTGCTATTTCTAGCAATGACTTTGTTGCAAAATCTCCATCACTACTTGAGGTTTCTGGGGAATAGGAACTAGCCGTTGTTGCTGAGTCTAGCATTCTCTTGCTCCTGTCATGAGGAATAATAGTTCCAGCTTGGTCAGGGATGAAAAGCTCCCACCCCTTTTCACCTACGATAGATGGTTGATTGAGTTTAGGTCTACCACCTTTTTCAAAAGTGTCAAAGCCACCAAACCCATCACTGCCGAAACCGTCATCTTCGCTTATGGAGTCTATCGCATCGCTTATACTCATCCCGAAAGAGTCAGAGAAAGATGTGGATGAAGGTTCGCCTTCAAAGGAAAAAGTTTGGAAGGAAGCCATTTGTTTTTGGATAGCATCCATCACCTGAGCTGTACCTAGCTTGTTGCGGAACTCTTGCCCTTGCCCAACTTCTCTTTCTAAATAAGATGAGTAACTCTCACGGATGTTATCAAAATTACTTGTGAGAACTTCTGTACCAAGATAAGAATCTTTTAAAACTTGGGCGTATCTGTTTGATGCATCTGCTGAAAGTTGACCAAAACGGACAGAGCCTTCTAATGCGTCTAGTGTTCTTTCGTTAGGTCTGGCATCCAGAAGGTCTCCTATTCCAGCCAAAGCACCATAACCATCCTTAGCTATCTCGTCATAGTTAGTCCCTATATATTTGCCAACAGCACCTGATATCAGCTCACCTAAAGACCCAAATGCCTTAGCAACTAACATGCCACCGCCTGTGGGAGCAACAGCACCGAAACCTACAAGGGCTTTGGATAGAAAATTGTCCACCATGTCTGTTCTTTTATTATCAACTAAACCAAATTTTTCAGTGAAAGCTGATTCGATACCTTCTATTACCGATCCACCGTAAATAGCCGACCAAGCATTAACATCTGTCAACGCTCCTGCTATCTGATCCATGCTAGCACCCATGGCGATACCGCCCACACCAGCACTAAGAACGTGTGTTCCACCTCCAAAAGCAAAACTCTCTGTCGCTCCTCTCATCAATGCACCGTTTGTAGCTTCATCCATTGCTGATAACCCCGTGTTCTTTTGCAATGATTGGCGGAAGGTTTCAGCCTCGTGTTTAGGAATAATCATCTCACCTTGGTGAACCATGGCTACTTGGTCTTGTTTTACCTCGTATGCACCAATATCAAAGAAGTTCATTGCTTGACCCCAGCCAACAAGAGATGAAACACCCTTTTCAACTGCGATTTTAGCTATTGCGTCTGTAACTGTTCTAACCATAGAACGCCAAAACCCCTCCCAGTATTCCTGAAAGGTTTTCATTTCTCCAACCAAACCATCAAAAAGTACGTCTGATAAAGTGCTTTCAGTAGAGGAGGCAAAACCAGTAGCGATGCTGGCTACATCGTCATAGTATTTACCCCACATTTCCTTCATACTGACTATGAATTTTCTTTGCGAGAGTGTTTCTGCTTTTATCGCTTCATCGGCTTTTTGCTCTCTAAATGCCAACCTTTCTTCCTCGGCTGTGCGATAAATGCGATTTTGCATAACAGCTATCTCTTCTTCTGTAGCACCAACAAATTCGGCATATTCTTCAAGAGCATCCATCTTTAATTTGACACTTTGTGCTATCTTGGATTCTTCTCTAGTGAAAGGATCAAACTCCTCAGCTAACTTAAATGTCTCTTGGCGGTACTGGGCTTCTATCTTTGCTTGGTCATCTAAAAGTTTTTGTTTTTTAGTAAACTCTCTTTTTGTTTTATTGTTTAGGCGTTCTTGCTCTTTCATCGCCTTCTTTTTTTCTTTTTCAGATAAATCGTCCAAAGCCTTAAGTCTTGCTTTGTCCGCTAGTCTTTGGAAAATATTAAACTGCTCAGTGGTAGTTTTTAATGCCCTTACTTTGTCTATCATCTTATCATACTTAAGATTAATCTTGTCTTGAGCAGTACCGAAGTTTTGAATCATTAAAACATCAAAGACTTTGTTGTCCTTATCTTGTTTTAATTGACGACTATCAGCCTTTGCTAAACCTTTTTGAAAAGGTATTCTAAGTGCATTATTTAACTCATTTGTCATCTTGGCAATATGTTCACCATCGACAAGAGCTTCTATTCTTTGCTGTGCTATCGTTGTATCTAATTCTATGAGTTTTTGTTTTTGTGATAATTCTACTTCTCTGGCTTTCCTAATTCTGTCCATTTCTTTTATAATTTCATCAGGGTTCGCACCAGCACCTAAGTTGCGAAAAGCTTGTTCGTAAAGAGCATGGTTAGAAGCAAAACCATCCATTTTCTTCTTTATTCTATCTAAATTGTTATAGATATAAGCTAAAGCTTCACCAGCGACTATAATCAAGGCTGTTGGTAAAAAGGTCATCATGGAAGCCTTAAGAGCCTTGAGGCTTATGTTGGTGGCGATAAGAGCTGATTTTAAGCCCTTAGTCCCTGTAGTTGCCGTGGCTACGGATACAGTATATGCCTTCATACCCACACCCATAGAACGTATAGCAATCACTGAGTTTTTCATCAAGTTAAGGATAGGAGAAAATACACCCTTCCATGCCAGATAAGCAGCAGTTATCTTGCCAGCCCATTTGAAGATTTCCTGATTACTGGACAAGAAAGCCACGGTAGCCTTTGTGAATTTTATCACAGACATGGTTACTTGGGATAAGGCATCGGATATTTCCACAGCCCATCGAGACAGAGTACCATCTTTACGTAAATTATCTATAGTTACCAAGGCTGTAGCTAGTTCTCTTTTTAACACTCCCAAGAACCCAGCTTCACCTATTTCTTTTGTGAATAACATGAACTCATCTGACAGGTTAGAAACAAGACCATTAAATTTGGTCATTTGGCGAGCCATCGCTCCACCGAAACGTTCCTTTATTCCTTTTTCCATAGCATCCCAAAACTCATCCATATCTGGGACAGCTTTTGTCAAATTATCCATTTCTTTAGCTGTTAAACCCAGCTCTTCTTTCATGATTTTAAGCGCAGGGATACCACGCTCTGAAATCTGCAAAAGCTCCTCTGCTGAAACTCTACCTTTGGCTGATATCTGAGTGAAAGCTCTAACCACACCATTAAGGTCTTCTTTGCCACCACCAATAGCGGAAACAGCATCACCTATAAGAGGAAGCATTCTGGTAGCCTCTACACCTGATGCGGTCAGCTTGTTGAAAGCATCTGCCGTTTCTCTTAACTGAAAAGGAGTTTTTTTAGTGAAGTCTACAATCCAAGCCATAGATTCCCTAGCTTTCGCAGACGAACCTGACAGGGTTACTAGTCTGGTTTGCAGAGTCTCAAACTGACCTGACGTGTCAGCTATTTGTCGACCAATATTATAGGTCAAACGTAATGCCGACATGGCGGTATTTAAACCAACAAATGCGACAGTAAGCCCCTTGATTGACCTTGTCGCACTTTTCATGTTTTTTTCTGTATTTTGCTTAAATTCTTTTAAGTTTTTATTTGCGGTGGATTCAAAATTTTTGATTATTCGTGTAGCTTGTCCTAAATCCTTTTGAATGGCTGAAATATCTGCTCCGATACCTATTACCATATTCTCTAAAATATTTGCCATTTATCGATCCTTTTTATTTTTTATTAAGGATAATTTCACCAGAATCAAGCCCTTCTTTAATCCATTCATCCATAGCTTCTAAGCCAGTATTAACTTCAATATTTATTGCTTTGCGGTGGTAATCTTTAAGATGAGGGATTGAATTTTCAGGTGTAGCTGGTTTACCGTTTTTCCCACCAAACGATGAAGCTATATTCCTAAGAACTGAAACCAAAATACCGAAATTTACATCTTGGCGATACTCACCAATATGCTGTATCCTGTCCCATGCCGTCCATCGAATAAACTCTGACATTGGCATATGCTCTATCTCGGATAGGGTTTTACCAAGTGCCAGAGCTAATCGCATCTTTAAATGTTCCTCTGGACGGCTTCTTATTTTTTTTCGGCGTTATCCACTTCTTCTTCTGTAAAATTATTCAATCTTTTAGCCACTTCCAAGCATCTATCTGTAGCCTTAGTTGATTTGTTAGAAATAGCCTCAATGTCTTCCTCGGAAAAGATAAGCTTGCCTTTTTTATCACAAAGAGTAAAAGCCAACATGACTGTATTATAGTCAACATCTTTTTTTGCTATTTGTTCGCCTTTTTCATCAGTATCAAAAAGACACAATGAGCATTTGTTCCTGTCGCCTAGAGACATAGCTTTTACATATATCTCACCGCCCCACTCTGGAACTGAAACTTTTTCGATACCGATATCGCTAGCATTTAAAATTTGGTCTCTTGTTAAAATCATTTGAAAATCCTCCTAGTTATGGTTTATTAAGTTGCTGGTGTGTAAGTCTTAGTTCCTGAAACTCTCAACGTAGCCGTGAATTGGAAAGCATCATCAATCTCTGTTGAAGAATTTAGGTTTTTTACAAAGGCGTTAAACCCAAGAGTAGATGGGGTCGTTGTTCCATCGGTGAAAGTAACCAGAAATTGTTTCAGTGTCTGAGTATTGTTAGCCGAAATAAGTTCTGCGTGTTCAGGAATTTCTGAATCCCAGAACCCAGATACATCCATAGAACCACCATCTTTAAGACCGAGAATGAATTCCTTTACGGTAGATGTGTAATCTGTTACGTCAATCTCTGATGAATCGTCTCCAATAGGTGGGGAAAAACTATTAAGGTTGCCTATTGTTGACAATGCAGAAGAAGCGTCTGTCGTCTCTCCTATCTGTAAGAGCAATCCTTGTGTTGAATATTTAGCCATTTTTTTACCTCTTTATTTTAATTATCGTTTCCAAAAATATGGAACTCTAAAATTCTTCTGTAAGTCTTTGGTTCAACTTCTGAGTCATAATCTTCTTGTTCGTTTTTATATGTGGAAGTGAATACGGTTTCCTCTGAAAGTATAGCATTAGCAACTAACACTGAGAGAGTTTCTGTTTCTGAAAAAGTCTCTGCTACACAATCTATTTGAACCCATAATCTCCTATCATTCCTGTTATTGCTGGTTAACGTATTCATAGGCGTTTCAGCAATAACAGAGTATAGTATATATGGTGCTGGTTGATTCTGAGTAATTATAGACGGCGTTATCCGATTGCCGACTATATTCGATATATCTGTGTTAGTTGATAATAATGTATATAATTTACTTCTTAAACTCATTTACCACCATTACCTTTTAATTTACCACTTGAAAGTTTCTTTATAACTGAGTTTACCTGTTTTGTTAATTCATTGTTCAAGCTAGAAAATGTTGCTTTTCTTTGTGCCTCTATCGCTGGTCTAATAAATGGCTGAGGCTTCATGTGCCTTGGAGACTCCTCACCCTTCGCATATCTGGACGGATTATTGGTGAAGTGTCGACCTGTGCCATATTCAAGAAAATAGGCATAATGTGTATTGGTTTTACCCTTAATAGACCCTAGGCTAATAGTGCCTTTCTTCTTAATACCAACGAATACCATAGAGCGTCCACGTCTTCTGAATTTCTTGATATCAGCAGTAATAACTACATTATCGGCTATGTTACCTGTTGAGTATTTGCCAAACTTAGAAGCGTTTTTTTCTATCTGTTCCGCTAACGGCTTAGATGCTCTTTTAATAGCAGGACGCAGAACCTTAGTTCCCTGTTGCTTAGGGTCTAGTTGCTTAAACACCTCTTTGAATTTGGCAACGACATCATCAGCACCACGAACACCAGACTGTTTAAAAGCCATCATTTCACCTGTCTAAGAGTCTCCATTTCCAGTAAATCTCGTTTTGTACTACCCATTGGAACAATACTTAATATATTATAATAATCGTTATTGTAAAGGACTTTATCACGAACACTTAAAGTATCAGTATAACGAATACGCATAATGACTTTTTGCATAGAGTTGGTTGAGTCCTCGTTAAACTTTTCTTTACCTATACGAAAAACAACCTCAGCCCAAACCTTGCCAGCGGATACAAAATTCTCTACATCTTCCCCAAACTCGTTTTTGGATTGAGAATATGAGAATAATTCAATCCTTTGAGACAGCGAGCCAGACGCTTTATTAATATAAGGCATTATACCCTCGGTAATTTATAGTTATTTAGTAGCGTATCTATTGCTATCGACCGAGGCAGGTCAGCCACCGTGCCTATAGACGCAAAGTAAATAGTTTCCCTATTTTGATAATAAGAACCAACCAAAAGAAGGATGGCGTTTTTCAAACCTGCTGGTACTGTATCAGCGGTAAGTCCATAGCCAGCGGTCGTGTTTATTTCAACAACTGCTGATTCTGATAAAGTCTCAGGGAATGATTGCCCATCTTTTACTTCTATGTAGGAATCATAATCGGTAAAGACTGTTTTATATATATCTGTGGATAGGGTTTGCACGTCACCAGCAGTATCAGCATATGTAACAGATACAACTTCTTGTATTGGTAGTTTGTAGAGCTGCATAGGCGAGTAAAAACCGTCTAGTATCATTTTCCATGATTGAGTGATAAGAGGTCTGCCCGTATAAGTCTCCACATACTCTCTACCTAGTTGAATAAGAATGGATATTAAACTGTCCTCTTCTGTTCCATCAACACGCAAGTGTAATTTAGCTTCTTCCAAAGTTACAGGTTCTATTGATGGGTCAACGGTTCTTTGCAATAACATCACTTACTCTCTTTTTTTTCTTTATTACCATGGATAGTATTTTTTTTACCTTGTTTAGCTTTTCCAGTGCTTCCTTTATTAATCTGTTTTTCACTTGTCGCTTCTTCTTGAATGATACTGCAAAGGTCTTGAGATTCCCACGCTCTGGCTTTTTTTTCATCAAAAAAATACTCCTTGCCTTTTTCAAAACATTTTTCAGGTGAAGGGACTGTTGCTTTCATTAAAACTTTGTATCTTTTCATACCAACCTCTTTTTTTTCTTGTCTAGTTTCTTACAAGCCCCACCAACGGAGGATGACTGATGAGGCTAAAAAACACTAGAGAACCACCCCTAGATTATTTATACTTGGCTAGGACTTGCTATAGCTCCACCATTACCAACTACAGAAGCATCGTCCGTTACTGGAACACTTCTGCCATCTGAAACTAGACAGATAACGCCATCTACAACAGCATTAGCAACTGTTCTAGTCACTACAGCACGAAGATATGTGTTAAGCGGTCTTTCGATAGCGATTCTGAGAATTTTATTATCACCAGAAGTTGCATCAGCTGTAAAACTAACAGAAGCACCTGTAAGATCAGCCATATCAGAACCGTTACTTTCTTCGCCACCTTGGATTTTTAGACCAAGTACGGATGCATCTGTTACATCACCGAAGATAGCGTCAAATTCAAATGACTTAGCGTTAGCAGTGGAAACAAGAGAACTGTTTACCGCTGTTGTTCCAGCAACTTGAGAATTTGCCACTCTGATTATTTTTGTATCGTTAATTGTTTGCATTATTTATACTCCTTATGCCTTGATTTTAAGTCTGATAAAAGCTTCTTCTAGCATTGGCGCACCATCTACTTGTGAATTAGATATGTAACCAATCTGGTTTGTTTCTGCGTAAAGCTGGTCAAGAACTCTTATGCTTGGGGCAAGAGCTTCTTGTATCCAATAGTTCGAGAAATCACCGAAAATAGCTGCGTAAGTACCAGCAGTGACTGATGATGGAGCATATTCAGAAAGAGTGATTCCGTAGCCGTTGAGGTTACCGAAAATATCATCTCTAGCACCCATCATATTTACGTAATAATTACCTTCTGAGTTTTTAAGGTTTGCAATTTCACGATATACGAGTCTATGCATAAGGTATTTAGCGTTCACAAGATAAGGTGATTTAATTCCTGTTACCATCTCCCTGAGAACGTCCATATCAATTTCACCTGATGTAGATGATTCGATATCTCTATTTGTAGAAATACCTTCGTCTGACGCTGCGAAAACACCAAGTGGCTTATTGACTCCATCACCATTCATAAAAGCATTCTCTGTCAACTCAGCGTGAGCCTTCGCAAGTTGAGGGATGATGATATCACCCTGAAAATTGGTTGTGTTGCGAAGAAGAGTCTCAGATGCTTTAAGCTTGGCTTTTACATCGTGAGGCTTAAGTGATCTGCGTCCAAATCCCACCGATGTTTCAGGTTGCTTTGTAACCTCTCCACCCCATTCAGCAGAAGCTTCTATTTTGAGTTCTGGGAAGCCAATACCTTTGTAGTTATTGACTCTAAAGATTCTAGCCATTCCACGGAAAACAGTTGCGTCATCAACTTGCTTGATGTACTCAGAGCTGAAATCTGCTTCTGAAAGATAACCAGCATTAGGGTCGTTGGATACTGTTGAGCCATTGATAGCCTTGAGAGAATCAGCACTACCACCGAGGAGATACGAAGCAAAAGCTTCTTTATACTCAGCAGAAGCGTATTTGTTTTCAGGTGCTTTCTTGCTGTGGCTAGATACTGTCACATTGCCATCATCTCCAAAATTGAGAGATTCGTAAGACTCCATGTCCGCTGTAGCCTTAGCGTTCTCGACATAGGTGTCAAGATTGCTTTTAGCTTTGACGTGAGCATCCATTAATTTATCATATGCTTCTTTTCGGTCAGCTGGTATATCACCGCTGTGTGCATCAAGAATTTCTCTAGCTTCTGCGAGAGGCTGACTAGCTAGTTTCTTGAGTTCTTCGATTTTAATTGTACTCATATTATTTACCTCTTTATTTTTAGTCGACAGACAATTTAAGTTCTTTTTCTGTCAAGTCTAATTCCATTTTAAGCCTTTCAGTAGAACACATCGGTGTGAACTCTTGCTCTGGCTCTTCCTTACTTTCTTCCTTTTCTTGCTTTTCTTTATTTTCTATACTAGTAGCTTCATCGCACTCTTCCCCTAATACACAATATTTTTCCTTTGCCAAGTCTGGTACTTTGTTAAATACTGATAAATCAAGACGGTTGGTAATCTCTTGAACATCTGTTAATTCATCAGCAAAACCTTTATCCACTGCCTGTTCACCCGTGAACCAAGTTTCAGCACTCATTAGTTCTTTAATTTCTTCTATATCTATCTTGGTTCTTTCTGCGTAGATACCTGCGATTAAATCGGTGTTTTGCTTGAGAAATTCTGCCATTTGCTCCATATCGTTAGCGTCACCATAAACAGAACCAGATGCATTATGGATCATCATAAAGGATGTTTTCGGCATCAGTATTTGGTCAGCACCCATTGCTAAAAAAGATGCAGATGAAGCACAAATGCCATCCACGAACACTCGAATGGTTTGTTTTGACTGACGAAGTGCATTATATATCACTAGACCGTCAGAAACATACCCACCGCCAGAATTAATGCGGATATCCACCATAGGATAGGAGGCTAAGGATTTGAGGGCATACACGAAGTCTTCGCCAGTCACACCCCATCCACCAATATCATCATAGATATTTATTGTCGCAATATCAGCGGTATTTTTAATACTGAACCAATTTCTTTTTTCGGTTTTTTCTTTATTCATTATTATCCTCTGTTGGACTGTCTGTGTTTCCTGCTTCGATGGTGTTCTCGGTATTCAAATGAGAAATAACATTCCCATCTTCATCAATTTTACCCATGTTTAACTGGATGAAAGAATTACTAAGACCATCAAGCTTTTTGAGGTTTTCAAGCTCTCTTGCTTCGTTAGGTTGCATCCATCCTTTATCAATAGCTTTAGAATAAGCATCATATCTTTTTTCGAGAGTAGAGCGGAGCTGGTTGCGTGTATTGAATTCTAGGAAATAACCTGCATCAATATCCTCAGGAGTTAGGAGTATATTCATAAATTGCTGTTCTATATTTACAAAATATGGCTGCAATGTATATCTCACAAAGTTAATAGACTGTTCCTCTATGTTAGAAAAAGTAGCCCTTGATAAATCCTGTATCATATGAGGTGGTACGTTAAAAACACGAGCTATATCCTCTGTAGTAAAACGTCTTGACTCTATGAATTGAGCGTCAGAGTGAGACATGGTTAGGGGGGAAAATGTCAACCCTTCTTCCAAAACGAGAGTTTTACCATTACCGTTTTTACCACCATACTCTTCTTTAAACTGCTTCTTGAGCTTTGTTATTCCTGCGTCAGAAAGCTTCCCATCCATTTGAAGAATACCGTTGTATTTAGCACCATTTGAATAGAATTTGTTTTCATGCTCAACCTGTGCTAGACCTGAACCAAAAGTCTCTCTAAAAGCAGAAATAGTTGATAGACCACAATAACCATCGGTTGATACAAGGTTTGGTATATGAATAACGTCTCTCTGGTTGAGGATAACTTGTTTGCCATCTGGTGAATTATACTTATACTGTTTAACCAGTCTAAAATTGGTGGTTTGCTCAACTATTACCTCTATATCGTCAGGATTTAACGAGACCAATGAGTGTATTTCGCCTGATACTTTTCGGTTTACTTTTATGAAACCACCACCACGCAGAACTATTGATGATGTGATATATGCTAATAGTTGCGAAATTGATTGGACTGCGTTTGGCTTATAACGTAAGAGGTAAGATAAACCGTTATCCTGCTTCTCTCTGCTACCATCTGATGCTTTTTTGTATAAGTCTAAAGGCGTAGTAGAAATATTTTCAGAAATAACACGAACACAGGCATACACTGCCGAAATTTGAAGAGCCTGAGCAGGGGTTGTGACTATATCGGAATCACCCAGATAGACTATATTTCCTTGTTTATCGAAATAGGTCTCATTTTTAGCAGACTTATCTTTTTTGAAAAAATTAAATATACCCAAAAAATCACCCTTCATTTTATATTATGTTGTTAATGATTTGCGTTGCTTATGTGAAGTAAAATAGTATGTTTTTAATGTAAGTCAAGGATAAATATTGTTTTTTTTATTATTAAATCTATATTTAAAGAAAAAAGAAAAGGTGATCAATGGGATTTATAAAGAAAATAAGTGGTTTGGCTCAAAAATATGTTCCGAGGTCTAGCACTGTTGTTTTGGCTAACGATGAGGTTTATGAATTTTACGATAGCAGAGGGAATGTGCAGGTTGCTATCCAAGATCAGTTCACTGAGATTATAGATTTAAAGATGGCTACGAAACTGGATGATTTGACTCTTTTGAATAATTATTCTGTCAATGACACAACTATAGATGTTGAAACCACAGGTGTTACGCCTACACTGAACGATACTATCTGTCTGAAAGATTTAGATGGTGTCGCTTTTTACCAAGGTACTCCTTTGGAAGTTACAAACTTAGGTGCTAATCAATATAGAATAAAGTTGGATACCCCGCTAGATTTCGCATTTGGGATAGATGATGGTTGCTCGCTAACTAATACTAATTTAGCTGTAGACGGAAGTACTACGCCTGTTGTTTTCGCTGTGACACCTGCCAAGTTAGCATTTGGAACAAAGTGGGATATAAACAGAATAATGATAAGCTTTGCTGGAACAGGGGAAGTCTCAGACCCGCAACCAGACGACACCTCTTTTGGCACAATACCAGCTATTAATAAAGGATTGGTTCTGCGAACGGTTAACGGGGTAACCAAAAATGTATTTAATGTAAAAACAAATGGAGCATTAAGGCAAAGATGCGGTGGGGATTTGATCTACGTACCTGCCTCTAAAACAGGATTGTATGCGGTTCATGGCAGAAGGACTTTTAATGGACAGGAAAAGAATGGTGTATCTATTAGACTGGGAAGTCAGGGAGAAACAGGAGACCAAATACAACTGATAGTACAGGACGATTTGACAGACATGGAAATAGGCGAAGCAATAATTCAGGGGCATGTGGTGGATTAATTTGAATAAAAAAAAGATAAAAGACTTGACTTAATTGTGTAAATTGGCTATTGTACTAGCACCCCCCCCCATTAAAACACCCCGACACAGAGAGGAGAGGCAGTTTTGTCTTTCCTTTCTTGTCTAGGGTTAAATTTCCTAACCTCAACTCATAATATTAACAAACCTCTTTCCTCATAAATACTTTTCTGTTCTTCCCTTACTATCATACCTCTAGCTAGTGCCATAATAGAAGCTATAACGCCATCAATTCTTTTTTTCTGGTTACGCCCTTTCACTGGCTTGTAATTCTCATTAGCGTCTGTGTAAATCTCAACATTACTCATCATCCATCGCATAACAGGGTTACCCATATGATTCAACTCATTACTGAGAACCAATCTCTCCAACTCTTTCGTAGGAGCTGACATTTGCGTAATAGATTGGGCTATAGGTACACACTCTATCCCATTATCCATTAGCTCATTAATAAGTGCGGTTGAATGGTATCTGTCATAGTCTATTTCCTCTATATTATACTTTAAAGCTAAATCGTCCAATATAAATTCCCTTATTTGACGATAATCAATGGTATCACCTTCTGTTTTGAATAAAAAGCCGTCCTTTTCCCATATATCATAAGGCACTTTATCTTCTTTTGACCTTTCTGTTAATGTATGGGCTGGTACGAAAAAATAAGGGATCATAATCCAATCTTCTTTTTCTTCCTCGGGCATAAACATACACACTATCGCTGTGATGTCAGAGGTAGATGATAAATCCATCCCAACGAAGCAGCGTTTATGTTTAAGACTAGACAAGTCGACCTGTCCTTTATCGCATTTACTCCATTTTCCATCCGAAATCCATGCTGTAGTTGAATCCGTCCACTGGTTTAAATGAAACCTCTTAAAAACGTTTTGGAAAGTAGGTATTTGCGTTGCTTTTTTAAATTGATCCGAAATAAATTCTTCAAAAACACTAACATTCCAATTAGGATTAGCCTTGATATGATTTGACTCATCCATCCAATCATCTTTTTCATCTATAGTAAATATTATACCAAAAAAAGAATCATCTTCGAGTACACCGTCAAGTATCTTTGTCACATAATCTCTTATTTCATAAGCAATAGAATATTTGTCGTCACCTGCCGTGGTAATAGAAATACCCATTGGCTGGGTTCGGGAAACACGACCGTTAAGAATCGTATCATAAACTTCTGCTGTTTTATGCTGGTGTAATTCATCAATAATAGCACAATGTACGTTTTTACCGTCAAGAGTGTTGGCATCAGCCGAGAGAGGACGAAAAAGGGAATTGGATTCATCATGAACAATGCTTTTACTAGTGGCAACTATTCGGAGGTAGCTAGAATCGAACCATTCCTTGTTCTTTTTAACCATAACCTTTGATGCGTCCCAAACGATAGATGCTTGGTCTCGCCCAGTCGCACCAGAATACACCTCAGCACCAGCCTCACCATCAGCTTCCAGCATATATAGAGCTATGCCAGCCATTAATTCAGTCTTACCATTTTTCTTAGGTATCTCTATATGTGCTGTCTTGTATCTTCGCAAATCAGAACCTTTCTTCTTCCATCCGAACAACGAGCCAACAATAAATTTCTGCCACAGTTCTAGTACAAAAGGCTTGTTAGCATCTTTACCTTTGGTCAAGGTCAACATAACAGGGAAATAATCACATACATACTCAGCATGATCATAATCGAACCAAATATCATCCCTTTCAAGGTCTCTTATATGTCTTTCGCACGCTTGGATAACAAATTGACACGAAGGAATCACACCATCTATTACTTTTTGGGCATATTCATCAACAGGATGCATATTTTCATACTTTTTATCATTTTCTTCCATTTTTAACCATTTTTACGTATTTTATTATAAATAATAGCATTTTAAAGGAAAATTGTCAAGAAGTAAGGGATTTTGGACACAGAAAAGGGCTAGTAAAGGAGTTAAACTAGCCCTAGTCTGGATGAGATATCAAACGGGAGATCGTAAGTGTGTAGAAGAAACAAAAAAGCCCTTATCGGATTCGAACCAATAACTAAATTAGCCTAGCATTCTGTCGTTAAACTAGAGAGCTATAAAGCAAGTGTCTATCAACAATTATTAAACTACATGATTTTCTATTAAAAGTCAAATACTTTTTTATTTTTTATTTGAAAACTTTCTAAGCAAGTGGACTATGATCATTGCGCCACCAAATAACCAGCCTAATGCACTAGATAAATAAAGTGCAGTTTTAGATAGAGGAAAGGTTTCATAAGAAGCTATAACAAGCCCCGCAATACCAAGCCATAAAAACATCAGACCGATGATAAGCTGCAAAATATTTACAACAAATTTAAAGATATTAATAATAATTTTCACTTTGCCCCTCCCAAGTACCTACTTCTTGGGTTTTCTTTTTCTGTTTCCCCTTTTTGGGGTATCCTCAACTTCGCCCTATCGCTAGGGGTCAAACCAAACTTACCTAGCAAGGTATTCATGATTACAGCCTGCCTCTCCATTATCTTAACATGGGGATTTATAACAAAACCATCCTTTGTTTCAATAATGGTGCAAAAGTTACCGTCTTCACTGGTTAATTTATCCAGACAGTCCATGTATATAGAGTAAGATACACAGTACTGAGTAAATGCCCCCACGTCCACCTCTGTTAAGAGTTGCTTGCTGGTTAATAAAGGCGCTATCCTTTCCCACTCTTCCTTGGCTCGCCAGTTGTTCCGCACCTCGGTCGGCATGATAGCTTCGTTTTCATAATATATCTGCTCAACTTTTGTACCATCACGATCAGCTCGCAGTGTTCCATCAAGGGCTTTGCTTTCTAGGGGTTTAGGGGGTCTTCCTGCTGTCATATATTATCTCTAGGTATTGTCTTTTTTGCTGGTGTTTCTGCTATTGCTTCCTTGGTTTTAAATTTTTTTCCTAAAATGTCATCAATTAAATCATCTCTCATTACGAAACTAGCATCCAAGGTGCTAGTCACTTCCACTCCTTTTATGTATACCAAGCCCGTAGTATTCAGTATTTCAACCTTCTCTCCCTTGGTCGTAATAAGAATGGGTAATTCATTCTCAAAATGTATATATCCTTTCATATAGCCTCCTGTGCTTCTACATGACAGATTATATCCTTGGTCATGAAACGTGTCAAGCCCTTTTTGCTGAAATTTTGACATCTCTTAAGTACGAC